TCGAGATTGTTGAGGAGGAGATACGCAACGGCAAGTTCGACCTCATCATTGTTGACGAGGCGACGCACTACAAGAACTCACAGAGCAAGCGGTGGAAATGCCTAAACCGACTAATCACTGACGACACATGGCTCTGGATGATGACGGGTACACCAGCGGCGCAGTCGCCGCTCGATGCGTTTGGCTTAGCCAAGCTGGTCAACCCCAGCGCTGTCCCGCGGTACTTCGGGTCGTTCCGCGACCAAGTGATGATGAAGATCACGCAGTTCAAGTGGATGCAGAAGCCGGGTGCCACCGAGACTGTCTACAACGCACTGCAGCCAGCTATCCGGTTTACCAAGGACGAGTGCCTAGACTTGCCAGACATGACCTATGTGAAGCGGGTCGTTGAGTTAACACGCCAGCAGAAGAAGTACTACAACGAGCTGAAGAACAAGCTCGTCATGGAAGCGGCTGGCGAGGAAGTCACCGCGGTCAACGCAGCGATCGTGATGAACAAGCTACTGCAGATCAGCGCAGGGGCGGTCTACACCGACGACGGCTCGACGTTAGAGTTCGACATCAAGAACCGGTACAACGTACTGAAAGAAGTCATCGACGAAAGCAGCCAGAAGGTGCTGGTGTTTGTACCGTTCCGGCACACGATCGACATTCTTGTGGACAAGCTGCGCAAGGACGGGGTGACCACCGAGGTGATTCGCGGCGACGTGCCTGTAACGCGGCGGACCGAGATATTCAAACGCTTCCAAGAGACCCCTGACCCCAAGATATTGGTGATCCAGCCCCAGTCAGCAGCACATGGTGTGACTTTAACCGCAGCCAATACTGTCGTATGGTGGGGGCCAACATCCTCACTGGAGACCTATGCACAGGCTAACGCGCGGGTCCACCGGTCGGGACAAAAGCACCCATGTACTGTCGTGCAGCTGCAGGGCTCTGCTGTAGAAAAACACGTGTACGCGCTGCTTGATAACAGAATTGACGTACACACAAAAATTATCGACTTATACAAACAGATACTTGACTAGCGTAAGATTAGGTAGTATCTAAGACTTCTAGCTAAAGGAGAACACCATGAGCGATACCACTGTATCGGTCGAGAAGCTGACGCGCATCTATATAAAAATAAGAGACAAGCGCGCGGAACTGTCGGCCACATTCAAGCAAGAAGACGACCACCTCAAAGCACAGCAAGACAAGGTCAAGCGCGCGTTGCTGGACCACTGCAAAGAACACAACGTCGAGAGCGTTCGTACCTCGGAAGGTTTGTTCTACCGCAGTGTAAAGAAGCGCTACTGGACCAGTGACTGGGACTCCATGAACAAGTTTATTCTTACAAATGCAGTGCCAGAGTTCTTTGAGAAGCGTCTGAACCAGACTGTTGTTAAGCAGTTTCTGGACGAGAACCCCGACACTGTACCTCCGGGCCTTAACGTGGACTCGGAGTACGCAATCTCTGTGAGGAAAAAATGACGGAGACCCAAGACAAAAGCCCGTTCGTAACCATTGAGAGCCTCGCGCAGTATTTCTGCGTGTCGGTCTCTACCATCCGTGCGTGGGTGCGGCAGGGTCACATCCCTGAGAGTACCTACATCAAACTCGGCAACACATATCGCTTCAACCGTGCAGATGTGCAGACCGCTCTGATGGCAATGCAGAAGGAAGAAAGTGAAACACAAAGTACCACCGTCGCTGTTACCGGCGTCGAAGGTTCCGTACTGTCCATGGGTGAACCCATGGTTGATGAAGTGCAGCTCGAATTTGATTTCGATGCTGACGAAGACGCGTAAGGAGAACGCACATGAGTGACCTAGAACTCTTTGAGGGCAACAGCCTTGTGAACAGTGACCTGTTCAAGTTGCTGCTGCAGGCCAACGACAACCTTGCTGGCGGTGGCGGCTCGATGCGCCGTATCAGCTTCAAGGGCTCACGTTTCCGTGAGCTGGTTGGTGGCGAACAAGTCAGCGTGAACAGCAGCGGATCGCTGAACGTCGTCGTGCTCGACGCTGCCAAGGTGTCTCGCACCTACTATGCTGGCGTCTACGACCCTGAGAAAGCGGCTCCGCCTACATGCTGGTCCGCCGATACTGAGCGTCCTGCACCGGACGTGCCCGAGGATCAACGTCAAGCGTCACGTTGCGCAGACTGCGCAATGAACGTCCGCGGCTCCGGCCAAGGTGAAACACGTGCTTGCCGCTTCTCGCAGCGTATCGCTGTGGCGTTGGAGAACAGCTACGATAAGGTCTACCAAGTCCAGCTGTCGGCTACCTCGGTGTTCGGCGAAGCCAAGAACGGCAACATGCCGATGCAGGCATACGCCCGCTACCTCAAGGCCCATGGCGCACCGATCCAAGCAGTCGTCACTACCCTGCTCTTCGACGAGGATAGCGATGTACCCAAGCTGTTCTTTAAGGCAGCGCGCCCACTGGATGAGGGTGACCTCAAAGAAGTCCTCAAGCTGCGTGAGCACGAAGACGTCACACGTGCACTGACTATGACTGTGTCGAAAGTAGACGGCGTGAAAGCTTTGGAGAAGGCTGAGCCGAAAAAGGCTGAGCCCAAGAAGTCTAACAACGTCCTTGCAGATGAGGACGAAGGCGAAGCCGTAGAAGAGCCAAAGAAGGTGTCGAAAAAAGAGGAAGTAAAAGCCTCTGGCGATGACCTCGGTGATCTTGTCGAAGCATGGGACGACGAGTAATCACTTAACGGGCCGTGGCTACCTAGTGGTCACGGCCTCCTCTTCTGTGGGCATGAGCAATGGAAACAAAAAGATTTTTGCAGAGCGTGCTGGCCCGCGAAGGCTGGTACTGCGTCCTTGCAATACATGCGGAAACGAGCCGCCGTAAACAAAAGTTCTACGACTCGATAGATCAGCTCATGGACGCCAACACGGCGTTTGACCAGAACGGCTACAATTCTTACTATGCGGTCGGCACTTTCGGCACCGATGCTTCCCGAGAAGCTGACAACATAGCGCGCAAGCGCGCGTTCTACCTCGACCTCGACTGCGAAGCATATAACCCCAAGAAGTTTCCTGACCAAGCAACCGCACTGCAAGAGCTCCGCCGCTTCTGCAAAGTGATGCGGTTGCCTAAGCCGATTACGGTAGACTCGGGCCGAGGGATACACGTCTACTGGCCGCTCAATGAAGACGTGACGCTGGCCGAGTGGGTGCCTGTGGCTGAGCGCCTCAAGGCAAAGTGCAAGGAGCATGGCTTCAAGGCTGACCCCGCAGTAACGTCTGATGCAGCGCGTATCCTACGCATGCCGGGCACTCATAACCATAAGGACAACCCACCTAAACGCGTTAGGGTTTTAGGTATGGACGCGGTAGCGCCTGTATCTTTCGATAAATTTTCAGAGCTTATGGGCAACGACCCGATACCAGTTCCAAAGAAGTTTACGCCGGTCAGCGGTAGCAACGCTGTGATGGACGCGCTCATGGGCAACCGCGAGCATTACTTCAAGGACATCATGCTGAAGACCGCGAAGGGTAAAGGCTGCATGCAGCTGGCCTATATCTACCGCAATCAAGAGACTATGTCGGAGCCGCTGTGGCGGGCAGGGCTGTCGATCGCCAAGCATTGTGCCGATGGGGATAGCGCAGCTACTAAGATTTCGCAGCGGCATCCTGAGTTCACGCCGGACGAGATGTTCAATAAGATGGACCGCATCAAGGGCCCATACCTCTGCACAACGTTCGACGAGTACAACGACGGCGTCTGCAGCGGGTGCCCGCTGTGGGGTAAGATCAAGTCGCCGGTTGTCCTTGGCTCACGAACCCGTGAGGCCACTGAAGCAGACAACGTGATTGAGGTCGCACCGAGCCCCAAAGCCGCGCCCGCTGCGCAGCCAGAGATTTATGTTATACCGACATACCCCAAGCCCTACTTCCGTGGGGCCAACGGGGGCATCTATGTCCGAGGCGAAGACGCTGACGGCGACACCATTGAGAAGTGCATATACCATAACGACCTATACATTGTGCGGCGGGTGACTGACGGCGACGCCGACGCGCTGGTGTTCCGGCTGCATCTACCAAAGGACGGGGTGCGTGAGTTCACCGTCCCGCAGATCGCTGTAACGTCTAAGGACGAATTTCGTAAAGCTATTGGGGCCAAGGGCGTCACCGCCTTCGGTAAAAATCTGGAGGAACTTATGGCCTACACTATCCGCTGGATCGAAGAGCTGCAGCAGCAAGGCGCAGCAGACATAGCGCGCGCACAGTTCGGCTGGGCTGATGATAACTGCGGCTCGTTTATCCTTGGCGACAGGGAGATATTCCCAAACAAAATAGACTTTAACCCTGCATCCATTAAGACCGCAGGCTTGTTCGACGCGCTTACCCCGCGCGGCACCCTCGACGGGTGGAGACAGAACGCAGAGTTCTTTAACAAGCCGGGCATGGAGCTCTATCAATTCGCACTGTGCGCCAGTTTCGGCAGCGCGCTGATGCACTCCTCGCCGATGAACGGCGGGCTCCTGCACATGTTTAGCAAGGACTCCGGCCTTGGGAAGACCACGGCTATGTTCATGGCACTATCTGTGTGGGGTCGCCCAATGGGTCTGCTGCTGAAAGAGCGGGACACCATGAACCACCGTATGAACCGTGCAGAGGTGTACAAGAACATCTTGTTCGCTACCGATGAGATCACTAACATGCGGCCCTTGGCTGCATCGGACATGACTTACGCGATTACCGAGGGCATGCAGCGGGGCCGCATGGAAGGCGGGGCGAACCAAGAGCGCACCCGTGGGTTTGAGTGGAAGTTTCTAGCCCTCTCGACCGGCAACATGAGCCTCGTGGAAAAGATCACATTGGCGAAAGCCGCGCCGAAAGCAGAGGCCCAGCGAGTGCTGGAAGCGCGCGTTGATAAGTTCTTCGACGGCAGTGGTGACAAGGCGATGACTGACGACTTCTCAAAGAACGTGCCGCTACACTACGGCCACGCTGGGGTGGTGTTTGTCCAGCACTACATGCAGAACATGGACGGCATAAACGCACTGGAAGAGAAGGTGCGTGAGCGCGTCGACATTAAGTGTAACTTGGGTTCGTCGAATCGCTTCTGGTCGGAGTACATCACTAAGACCATGACCGCTGCCATCATTGCCAAGAAGCTCGGGCTTGTGAACTACGATACAGCAGCGATGTTCAAGTTTGCGATTGAGCTGGTGCGCTATAACCAAGGCGTTACCGAAGACATGACAACATCTTCTAGCCAGATTTTGGCGGACTTCTTTGCCGAGCATAACGGCAACCTACTCATCATCAAGCGCAACGGCGACGTCAACGGCATAGACGCCCTGATTATGCCAGAGGCAAACCCGCGTACGAAGCTGGTCGCGCGGTACGAGTCCGACACCAAGAAAGCCTTTATCCTGCTGAAACCGTTTAAGACATGGTGCCTTGAGCAGCAGATCGACTACTCGTCGTGCATCCTCGACCTCGTGAAAAACAAGGGCGCTACGAAGCGTAAGATGCGGATCACCAAAGGCACCAACCTGCGCCTACCGCCGGTGGATGTAATCGAGGTCGATTTTGAGTTGGATGTAGAGGATGCCGATGGTTCAGATACCTAGACTGGACGACCTGCATCCCGATGGTGTTCGGATCATCATCCCTTGGGACGGTATGAAGGTGGGCATGTCAGTGTTCGTACCCTGCGTTAACACCGCGCTCGCAGAGAAGCAGCTTAGCAAAATTGCTGCGCGGCGTAAGATTTCTATGCAGGTGCAGGAGCGTATCGAGGACGGTCGATTTGGGCTACGCGTGTGGCGTACGTTGTGATACAGTGAAGTTGCTCATGGAGAAGCCGCTAGGTTTCTGTATGTTCTCCTCCTCCCTGACTAGCCCCCCACCTCACCGTGGGGGGCCTTTTTAATCAAAGAGTTGGAACCCTTGGTTCCACTCGTCACGGCTCTCATCCAACGCACGGCGCATGTTCGGGCTGATCGAGATGCCGTTATACATCGTAGCTGATGTCTCCATGTGCTGCCGCATAGACCGACGCAGGGAGTCAGCGTCGATACGGGCCGTGGGATGCCTACGGTTAAAGTCCTTGATGCGCTGCATCATGGCACGCCGCTCGTCGGAGTCACCCATGCGGGTAGCCACATAGTAACGACGCAGTATCGTAGTCCGTGCGCTGTTTACTGACCGGTCGACGTTCTTGGTCTGCTGGTTCATCTCCTGCGTACGGGTGTAATCGGCAGGGGCGAAGCCGACAAACTTCGCAGCAAGTTGGCCGAAGGACAGGTCGTCCATGATCGGGTCGCCGCGGCGGGTCAAGATGCCTTCGTCGTTGGGGAAGCGGAACGCAGCCTGATACATGTTGCGGATACCGGCAGGGATCATGGCCTCAACACCACGCTCGATCTCACCGTTCATAATGTCTTGGCGACCCCGATTAAACCCAGAAATGGTACTCCACG